TGCACATGGGCGGCGTCCACGGGCGTCCGTGGCTGCGCGGAGCGCCATGTGTGCGGGGGGAGTAGTATTACCCCCCCGCGGTAACATCACAAAATGTTACCGAAAAGCGCGAATGCGCTTCACGTTTGGCGATTTTAATCGCCCAGAGGCTTGTGACGTGTCACAAACGATATCTTTATTGACCGTCGAGTTCCTGTTACAGATATGGCATTGGAACTAGACACCCACCGATTTTTACATTTTGAGTTGACCCATGCTCCTGATGGTGAGGATTTTCATTATTTGGATATCGCCAAGATGTTGAGCGAGATAAACCGCAAGTCTTTTAGACAGGGTATGACTTATGACGTGGCGAATATTGTATTTCACAATTCGGCAGATGATGAGACTTTAATTAATGTGTGCACAGCACCTAATACTTGGGTAATTCAGGCTGCGTGGCAGGCTGGCTTCCGTCATTGGCGGCAGCGAATTAATATTGCTGAGGATTCTCTTGAGGATGATGACGCATTAACTGGGCCTTGGTCAGATTTTAAGGTTTATTTGAACAGTGCTCACAAGGCTGGCACTGCTGATTACTCCGTGTTTATTGACGTCGAAGACAACACCTGTTTAGGTGGAGATTGGGATTATTCTTATTACACCACAATGGTGGATAAGGCTGACAGCGACGCAAAAGATAACGTCGCTATTATGCTCATGGGCCCCCATGACGGAGATTTTACAGATGGTACCGGAGTTGCCGTGTCTCTTTTAGAGGTTCTAGAGAATACCATCAAAACTCCTACGGAAGACCCCAGTCTTCCGGCAGGTTCTACGGATAGTCTTTGGACATTCCTTAGCCCTGACGTTGCTGATTCTGAGATGATTAAGCAAGTTATTCTACGTGAGGAACAGTCTAATGACCTTCCTCCATATGATTTGACTGTTATTGCTGGCGCCGGAACTGCCGGTGTAGGCCGTCCCAGCGACCCGTGGATTTCACGAGTTGTTTGTATTCCCGGAGGCGGCGCTCACATGGCCGCCTGTGGCGGTTTTGCCGCACCCTGTGGATTGGTAGTTATTGAGACTCTTCAGGATGGAGTAGATACTATTGGTGTAACTCTCGAATTAGTTCCGGGAGATTACAAAGGTGTTTCAGCACGACCTATGCGTGGAGGTGGTCGGTGATGGCTAAGACTAGATATGGCAAGTCTTTTCGCAAGAAAAATTCTCGTGGAAAGTTTCGTAAGGGTACGATGATTCGTTACAAGTACGTTAATGGTCGCAAGGTTGGAGCGGTAAAGTCTCGTAAGAGGTGAGCGTGTGGTCCAGACAGATTTCTGGCCGGCGGGCGCCACTGGCGGCGGCGCCGTGAGTCCCAGGTCCAATGCAATTTTGGTTGCATTGACGGTGCCTGTAGCACTTCCTTTGTTGTTGCTTGCAGCCGAGGCTACGCCTGTACTTATTGGGGCTTCTATAGCCGCACTACCCGGTATAGATGTCGGGATTATGGCTGCTCTTACTCGGGCCAATATATTGCAGCGAGTACGTATTGGTATTGCGCTGGCTCAGGTTCCAGCACTTCTTTTAGTTACAGGGCCTTGGATTATGAAGAAGGTCATGAGTTTTGATTTTGAAGGCTTTAACCCGGGAATTCCCGGCATCCCTCTAGGCTTCGCTCCTCCTTCCATTATGGAAGAGAATATGTGGGTCGGACCCGGGGCTACGTTTTATGTACGATGAGCCCGAAAAGATTGATGTCCAGAAGTGGACAAAGATAGTTCTCCTCTTGGCGGCTACATTAGCCGTTTTAAATGGAGTAGACCCAAGTTCATTCCTCCTCTGATGGCGTGGTTCCACCATCTTGAGGCTCCCCAACGGAACCATAATCGAAGATGCCGGCGGCTGCGGCGGTGTGTAGTGCCTCGTAAGTTTGTATAATTTTATGCGAGTGTGTAAAGAATGCTGTAGGATGTGCGGCAGCAATTTGATGGGGTAGCATCCCTTGCAGTAAGCAGTTTACTGCGGTTTCAGCGTGTGAAGTTCTTTCTGAGGAAGAACCCACGATATCATTTATCCAAGTTCCTCTTTCAAAAGGCCCAGCCACGCGCCTTTTAGACTTGCCCTTCCATGTCTTAGACATGCAATATGAACGGGCATCTGCGCGAGAACCGGCACGCGGTTCAAGATGGGCAGAGGAGATTTTTAATTGATTCTTAATTTCTGACATTCTCATTGGTTTATGGAATTCGAAGTACATTTGTAAGTGTACCCTAGTTAATTCCTCATTGCTTTCAAGTTGTCCTACCGCGTAGCGGATTTTTTTTGACGACTCAAATATTTCCCGTGCTGCAATCTCGCCGTCTGCGGCGTGCGCATGTTCGGGCAACCATACGGTGGCACACCAGTGTCTGCGCTGTGGGTTGGTGGAGGGGCTCAAATGAGCCCCAACCACACAGTTATTCTGTCAAGGCCTAGTTCGGCCGTGACCTCCTTATTGTGATGCATATTGTTCAACAGTTTTGCAAAGTCTCCTTTGACAACCTGTACGGTGTAGTATTTCTCACCGCCAATATCATTTATCGCTACATAGCAGGGTAGCGGCATTCGCGTTATTATGGCTCCAAGTTTACGGGCATTTGTCTGCTCCATAATATAGTCAGGGAGGCCATTGGCCTTAAACCTATTTCTCACTAAGTTTACTTTGTGCACCATTTACAACAGTACGGCCATGCTATCCGCAGGATTGCCTCTAGGCATGCATCTGCACATGGGCGGCGTCCACGGGCGTCCGTGGCTGCGCGGAGCGCCATGTGTGCGGGGGGAGTAGTATTACCCCCCC